GGCTTAGATTATCAAAATCCAAGTCTTGTCCAAGTTGTGTAATTGTTACTGTTAAATCGCTTTGAAATTGCACCTCATGTGGTAAACCTAGTCTTGTAATATAATACTCTAGGCGAGTGTTTAAGAACTGTAAATTTTGTTCAATAATTTTTTTACGAATAAAACTATCTTTGTTTGTTAGTAGTTTTAACAAAAAGTCTTGATGTTCTTTAAGTTCTGTAAGTCTATTTACCTCCGACCATTCTACAGGTTGAAGTCCTGTTTCTTGTAGTGCTTCAATTTGTTCTGTATATGGATCAGTTTCTTCTTCTGCGTTATCAATGTTTGTGCGCAATGTGCTTAGTTTGTTTTGATGTTCATACGCTTCTTGTAGTGTATTATACTCTGTGCGTGGTGCATCCCCAAGCTCTCCTAGATCGTCTAGTGCGCTTTTATAATCTTGTATTTTAGCAGTATCTTCATCAATATGTTGCTGACTTTCGTTTACTGCTTCTGTTTTTGTTTCTACAACTTGAGCATGTTTCTCATCATGTAGCTCTTGACCACAAGCATAACATTTGTGTTCAAGTGTTGTATTTAGGTCCTTTTGTGCCTTGTTAAGACGCTTTTGTTCTCTGTCAATAGCACTTGTTAGTCTTGCTATTTCTGCATTTAAAGTATCTATTTGACCTTTTTTACTGTTAAAATCTTCAAAGCCTGCATGTGCTTTTAGTTCTTGTTCTATATCGATGTGTTCTAATGCAAGCAATTCACTCTTTAGTTGTTTTATTTTATCTTCTTTGTTTGTTCCCCAAACACGTTGTCTACGTTGTAAGTCTGAAATACTTTTGTTAATACGTTCGTTTGCTTCTTCTACTGCGCTTATTCTAAATGTTTCTTGTTGTATTTTATCTTTTGTATTTTTTGTAAGCTCTTTGAGTATGTCTGCCTTTTCACTGAGTTGTGTAATACCCAAAAGTTGTTCAATCAACTCACGCTGATCATTTGCTCTCATACTTAAAAAAGGTTCTGTGTAAGTGTTGAGCGCACAGATATGTTTGAACATAGTATGACTCATGCCAATTGTGCGTTCAATTACAGTTTGTGTCTGTCTACCTTCGCCTTGTGATTCGTCTGTGCCATCTGTTGTATCTGCTTCATTTACAATGAAACGAAATATATTTGGTTTGCGACCACGTTCAATTCTATAACTTTGACCATCTTTGTCAAAGTCAACTGTAACCATCATACCTTTGTTGTTTGTTTTGTTAACAAGATTATCTTTCTTAATATTATAAAGTGCATTACCATAAAGTGCATAGCTAAGTGCATTTACTATTGTTGTTTTACCTGTGCCATTACGAGATCCGTCACCGCCCAAGTCCATGTTGTTACCCAACACCAATGTTAAGCCTGCATGATCAAATGTTACAGCCTGCGTAACATTACCAACACTCATAAAGTTTTTTACTGTGATATTTTTAATAATAAGCATGTTGTTACTATAACGCAAGTCCTCTATAAATGTCAACTAACATTTCTTTTTTGATTGTTTCACTTTGTATACTATCTAATTGGCTCATAACAATACTGTCAACATTTTCAACTTGTATATCAACACCCTTGTTCCAATCTTGTGTATGCTCTTCTTTTTTACTAGGCATGAGTGCAATCTCACGCAGATTAAATTGTTGTGCAAAAGTTTCCTTGATAAAGTTTGCTTCTTCGTAAGTGATACCAACATCAAGTGTTACACGGCAGTATGTTTTTTCTCCCAAGTATTTCATAGGATCATCTATGAGTCTACTCAAACTAATTGTTCTATACTTTGGTGCATCTGGCCATTGAACAAACTCCATTGTTCCATCCCAATCAAGAAACATACAACCACGCTCGTCATCCCATGCGTCAGCATAATTGTGTGCAAATGCATTACCTGTGTAAATTACATTGCCTTTTTCTTGTCGCTTATGAAAATGTCCAGTAAAAACTTTTTCAGGTTTACTTAAATCTTCAGCTTTAAGACCTCCGTGGTCTGGCATCTGAACAAGTGCATTCATGTAAAATGTAGGAAGTTCAAAATGACCAAACATGTATTTGCAGTTAACTTCTCTTAACCGCTTCCACTCGTCATCTACCAGCCACGGAATCAGTGCAACATTATCATCGACATACATTTCATCATTGACAATGTTGATTTTAGGAAACTGTTGTGTCATAGGAATACTATGAATTTCTCTTTTTTCTCTGTAATAAAGATCGTGATTTCCTGTAAGCATGTGTATTTCGTCAAATGCATCATTTAATCTTTGTAGGTTGCTAACTGTATAATTCAATGTGCTAACATTAATGCTAGCTCTATTGTGATGCCAATCACCCATAAAGATACATTTTTTAATACCACGCTTGTGTGCTTCATCGATCATCCAAATCAGATAATCTTCACAATCTTGGTTATGCAATCTACTGTTATTCTTCATGCCGAAATGAATATCAGTAAAAATTACTGCCTTATCAAACAAAATTATTCTCCAGTTTTTTGCGATGCTTCTTGCTTGTCTTGCTCTTTTTTGAGCTCTTCTTGGGTAGCTTCCCATTCAGCATTAAAGATACGTGTCATTGAAGGATTTAATCCACCTTCTTCTAATAAATCATCACGTATGTTTTGACTACGTTTTTCTAAATTTAACACTCTTGTAAACGAGTTGTTAATAGCTGCTGTATAATAAGCAAAAGGATTTTCACTCTTTGCTTCGTTAAACTGTAATCCAATCTGTGACAATTGTAACAATGCTTGTCCACGCATTTCATCTACATAAGTGTATCCACGCCAGTTTGCTCTCATACTGTAACGTTCGCACAACTTGATATAAGCACGTGCAAGTGCAGGAGTTGTAATTCCATGATCAACACTGAAGTGTCCGTTGTCTCTGCCACCTTCCCAATGACTACGAGCAACTTCTTCCCACTTACTGTTTATTTTTGCATAATGCTTGAAAGGTGGAAAGTTACATTTAGAATGATAATCTGCTTCTGTTTTTGGTTTGTTTTTTCTTTGCTCTTCTGGAATGTGTTCAAATGTCATAACACGAAAGACTAAATCTTCTTCAGCTATATCGTCTAAATCTACTGCAAAATCTGCACCACGTGGTTTTGTTTTCTTGCCCGTAAGGCCTTGCTCCCAACGTCTAACTTCTGCTTCATGTGCTATCTTTTGTAATCTTTTTGCTCTATTTTGTTTAGCTGTAAAAATGCTATCTTCGTTTATATCATCAAATGAATTAATAATTAAATCATAATGTTTAAAATTCTCATCACGTGTCCAACAATATGTCATTTTACTATTGTGAATTTCACGCAACAAATCTTTGTTTGTTAAGTAATGTTGCCTCGTTTTGGTCATTATTCTACTCCTATGTGCATCATTATATAATGATAACCTATTGTAAGTCAACCGGTTTTTTAATTGCATAAATACTAGTGGAGAAAATGCTATGCGACTAAGAGAACTAACAGAATTAATGGAAGATGCCAGCGGATATGTAGTATTTTATGGTGGTAGATTTCAACCAATGCACAAAGGACACAGTGATGTATACAAACATCTAGTAGAAAAGTTTGGCAGAGACAATGTATATATTGCCACAACTTTTAGTCAAAAAGCTGTAAAAGCACACTCAGCAGGTGACTACAGCAATGACCCTTTTACATTTGAAGAAAAAAGAGATATTATGAGCAGAATGTTTAGCATACCAGCAGAAAAGATTGTTAACAGCAATCCATATAGAAGTGAACCAAGTGTGGTTAACCGAGACAATAACACAACTGCTACTATATTAGTTTACGGTGCAAAAGATCCAATGCGTTTATCAGGAGACAAAGTTAAACCAGTTCCTGACAACATGGAAGGTATGACTCCACACAGCGAAGGAATTGTTTTTGCATACGAAGCACCTCTTATGCAAGGTGGTATGAGTGCAAGCGATTTTCGTGCAACACTAGCAGGTAATGCTAGCGAAGAAGAAAAGAAAAAATCATTTCAACAGTTTTTTGGAAAATTTGACCAAAGTGTTTTTGATTTTATTGTAGGTAGACTAACATCATGAGCGGTGGAATAGGCGATGAACAAAAAGTAAAATTACAGACAAAAAGCCTGTCTGGTATAGCATTTGACGGATTGCTAGCACCTCTTAGACAAGACAGAGGAGTTATTTTTCCATATACCCCAACTATTGGTATAGGACACAGTGCTAACTATGGAAGTTATGATTCAACTCATAGTATATACCAGCCAAACTATTATGTTAACACACCTAATCCAACAATAGGAATTACAGCAACATTTACTGCCAACGATATGAGTGAGGCAAGATACACAGCATCAGCCCTACATTTTTTTAAGACACTGACTAAATCAGACTTCGGTGAAAAAGCTGTAAACCCAGGCAGTCCTCCTAGAACACTTATTTTCAATGCATACGGACACTTGCATGCAAAAAATGTTCCTGTTATTTTAACAAGTGTTAATTATAACTTAGTAGAAGATATTGATTATGTTGAAGTAGATTTTAATGGTAGTAAAACAAGCATACCAACAAGTTTACTTGTTACATTAGATCTAAGAGTTCAAATGCCTCCTAGGTATACAAAAGAAAGATTTGATCTTAGAAACTATGCAAATGGTAGTTCATTAAAAAGTGGGAATGGGTTTATCTAATGACACAATATAGATCAGACAGTATGTATAAAAATACAAAAATAGTAGGCAACAAGTTTCTTGATGTCTATCAATCACCTGTTCCAGATATGGCTGATATGGAAATTGACGAAATGGTGTTAGAAGCCAAGTATAATCAACGACCAGACAAGTTAGCATTTGATCTTTATGGGAATGCTAAATTATGGTGGGTGTTTGCAGAAGTCAATCAAGATAAACTTGTTGATCCAATCATAGATTTTAAAAGCGGAATTACAATAAAATATCCTGTAAGGTTCTCGTAACATGGCAGCAAGAATACCAGACATCAAAGACAAGCAAGTATTAGATCTTGTAGCTGGAGGCGAAAGCAACGGCGACTATAACGCTGTCTACGGTATTCCTGTTGGTAGTAGCTCACAACCAGATTTTAGTAGTATGACTATCTCACAAGTCCAGCAATATCAACGTAATCGTATCACTAGTGGACAAAAAAGTAGTGCAGTGGGCAAATATCAATTTATTCAAAGCACACTTTCTGAAACAGTAGAACGTGCAGGATTCAATCCAGACACTACATATTTTACACCAGAAGTGCAAGATCAATTGATGACTACAAGATTAGATCAGCGTGGGTTGTCAATTTGGAAAAAAGGCAACATGGACAACAACACTTTCCAAGATAATCTTGCCAAAGAATTTGCCAGTGTTCCTGTTGCTACTTCACAACAAGGCGCACATGGAGCAATATTACCTGGACAAAGTTATTATGAGGGTGACGGTATAAACAGTGCCAAGCATGTTAATGCTACAAAGTTTGGCAACAGCCTTAGTCAAATAAACAATGAATCTGGAACACAGTTTGTATCAGACAGTCAACCAGATGGACTATTTGTAGGCCCAGATGCACCAAGTGGTGATTTGACAGATCGAGAGTATATTCCTTTTTCTCCAATCATCACTCCAAAGGATGCTGCTATACTTGGAAATCAGATAGCAGAACAAGGTTTAGACGGTGCTGCGTTTGCAGAACTTAAAAATGGCTATTATGAAAGTTTTGAAAAGCATTTTGAAAATAATACAACAATAAGCAAAGCACAAGAATTAAAATCAAGCAAAATAATCGATCAAGCAAAAAGTTTATCTAATTCAAGTGATCCAGCTGAAAGCGCACAGGGTCTTGCAATAATCGAAGCAGCAGAACAATGGGCAGCTGATAACGATATACAATTAAATGCAATAGACGAAGCATCTAAAAGATTAGAACAAGCAAGACAACAATTCAGTGATCCTAAACTTGGAGACTTTGATCAATTCTATAATAGAAGCTTTGTAAAAAAAGGTCCTGAACCTAATTGGTATACCAGTGTTGATTTGCCAACGTATAACTGGACATTCTATCTCACAAACAAAGAAGTGTTTGACGACCCAGAAAGTTTTTTAAACAATAGTGAGCCAGATCCAAGCAAAGCAATTATTATTGCTAAGAGTGGTGTAGAAGCAACCTACACTATTGATAACTTTTTATTCAATGCAATTCTTTTTGGAGACGATACAAAAGGTTCAGCACAAACAAGCACTATGCAATTTGAATTAAAAGAACCAATGGGCTTTACATTATTAGATGGAATTTTAAGTAAGGCAGGAACTTTTAATTTTAAAACTATGAAAGATGCAACATATGTTTTAAAATTAGAATTCCAAGGCAGAGAATGGAAAACAGGCAGACTACAAAAGTATGATGGCATACATTTCTTTCCAGTGGTTCCATATGGTGTAACGAGTGAAACAGGACCAGAAGGCACTAGTTACATGTTTACATGTTTGACTATACCAAGTCTTGCTGCTATCGAAAATACAACATCTGCAGGCGAAGTTCATGTAAAGGCTGTTGCTACATTGGGAGAATTTGCAGATAAGTTAGAAATAGGGTTAAACGAAGTTGAGAAATCAGCTATTAATCCACCACAGCCTGGAGATAATATTGAACCAACAATTGAGCCAAGGAAAACTTGGCAAATTAGATTTGACAATACATCTCAACAAGATAATTTTGATTTAGAAGAAATGCCTATTACATTTCAAAACAGTTCAGGCACTGCAAAAAATACACAAGACGCAGATAAAATTGATGTAAGAATTCCACACAATAGTAATGTTATTTCATTTGTTAAAACATTTATAACAAGACAATTAGCTTGGAATGAATATGTAAAAAAAGCACAAGACGAAGGTTATACAACACCTACTATTGAAATTACACAAGAAGTTGTAGGCACAGAAGGTAGAAAAGACGAACCTGATAATATCACACAACAAAAACCAATTACAACAATAATTACTGTTGGAATTAAGCACAGATACGGGGTTGTAAAGACTGATGGATCAGACAACGAAAAACTGTCCGATAAAAATTATCAACAGACAAGATTTAGTAAACTTCCTATAGTTAAAAAATATGACTATCTTTACACAGGTAAGAATACAGAAGTTTTAAACTATTCTGCACAATTTAATATGTTATTTTCTATAAGCACAGATCCAAGACTTGCTTTTAACACAAGCAATAATCAAATTGAAAAGCCTGGAACTAATTTAAATCGACCTGTATTTTTAAGTGATATACCTGTTAATACAAATGCACTTAATGTCATGGAAAACTTACCAAGAGATTACATAGTTAATACACCAATTGATCAACAGCTTACAGAAGAAACAATTACTACAAATCAAAGAGAAGCTGCTTATGCAGAAAGTTATGCTAACAGAACAGCAGATACACAAATTATAGAAGTAGATGTAATAGGCGATCCCTATCTATTAGGAGTGCCGGGTGCAACATTTACAGGTAAAGAAAGTAATACATTAAAAAATATAAGTGCTACCAGTGATATATTTGTTGCATTTGTTAGTTACTTTCCATTAAATAAAAAAACATTAGACAATGCGTTTGACAAAGGTCCAATGGATTTGTATACAAGCGGTGTATACGAATTGAGAGAAATAGAACATAGATTTCAACAAGGTCAATATGTAACTAAATTACGTATGTATAGAGACCATAAATCAAGCACATATTTTTTACAAGAGGAATTAAAGAATTTATAATGGCGGGACCAGGATATAACGTAAAAGGATCAAAAAGTAGACCTTCAATGTCTACTAGAGATGAGAAGTTTGGTATTAACAATATCACAGGTGTATATGTGGGAACAGTTGTTAATAATGCAGATAGTCTTTACACAGGCAGAATAAATGTAAGGATACCAGAGTTTGGTAGTCCAGCAGACGGAGAAGATGTTGGCACAATTTGTTTGCTTACAACTCCATTTGGAGGAATAACTGACATAAAAGCCAGCAGTCAAGAATTTACCAATTACGATGAAAGCCCAAGAAGTTATGGCATGTGGCCACAGCCTCCAGAAGTAGGAACACAGGTTGTTGTAGCATTCACTAGTGCAATGCATCAGGGTATACTAATAGGTAGCCTTATTGCAAAAGATAGAAACTATATGATGGGCGGCAATGCTAGCAGTTTATCTTATGCAGGTGATACACAAACTGTAACACCATCTAGTGAAAAAAATCCATACGATACAGTTGACCCAGATACAAGACCAGCAGACCCACAAGGTGCTATTAATTTAGTTGAGCAAGGACTAGCAGGTGACCTATTGAGAGGACACAGTCAAAGTAGTGCAAGAAGAGAAAGTCCAAGTAAAGTTTTTGGTATTACAACATTGGGTGGTCATACGCTAACACTAGACGATGGAGACGCTGAAGGTATTAGTAAAAATATTCGCATCAAGACTAGAGGTGGTGCTCAAGTGTTAATGGATGATACAACAGGCACAGTGTTTATCAACAATCATGCAGCAAATGCTTACATAGAAATGGACAAGGATGGACGTATAGATGTATACAGTCAAAAAGGTGTAAGTGTTCATACAGAAGGTGATTACAACATACATGCAGGTGGTAATATCAATATGCAAGCAGACTTGGGCATTAACATGAAAAGCACAGGCACAGGAATTAAATTACATAGCACAGTTGGCAACATAGATATTCATTCAGAAACTGATATAAATTTACAAGCAGATGGTAATGGTAACTTGTTAGTAGCAGGTAACTACACAGAAACTGCTGGCAGAATAGACATGAATGGACCTCAGGCATCAAGTGCTACTGATCCAACAGCAAGTCAGTTAGGAGAAAACACAGGCGTAAAAGAAAGTATTGCAACAAGAGTGCCAGAGCATCATCCTTGGAAAGGTGCTACAGGACAATATGAAAAGTTTACAACAGGAGAAGGTAACAAGTAATGCCAGTAATAAATTTACCAAATATTATTACAGATGATATGTTAATTGATTACACTGTTTTTAATGTAGTCAATACTTCCTATGTAAATGATACAAAACCTACAAAAGAGTTTGAAGCAAGTGAAGAATTAATTAATTTTATTCTTAGAACTGAAAATTATACACCATATTCTTATTTAGATATTGACGGTGTTACAAAAATAGGATATAATCTAAACATTAATGTTGATAGTAATGGACTTACAGAAGTAGAAGCCCATAACATTTTTATTGATCAATTAAAAATAGCAGAAAGAAAACTAAAACAATTATTACCAATAGAAACTCTTTCCCAATCACAATATGATGCATTGCTAAGTGTTTATTATAAAACAGGTGACTTTAAAAAAATAGGAACCGAGCAACGTAAATTTGATGTTTATGATTATGTCAAAAACAAGCAATGGAATTACTATGCTACTGCACTAACAAACTGCGGTAACAATAGAAGCACAAGACAACTGGAAGCAAGAATACTAATGCTAGGTGATTACGGAAATAGTAAAGAAAGAGACTTTATCAAAGCTGCAAGTTTGAAAGCATTAGAAAGAGATTACCCTCGTAAGATGCAAACAGACAAACAAAAACTACAAGCCGAAAGAGTCTACTTTGTAGAGACAAAACGTTTCTTGCCAGGAATGGATCAAGCAAGAATGCGCCTAGTAAAACAATTGGGTTAAAATAAATATAGTTAGTAGTGAGGAAATGTTTTGCCCAGTGTGTTACTTTTAAATGCAGATGCTGCACCGTTGAGTTTATTGCCACTAAGCACAATTAGTTGGCAAAGTGCAGTCAAGACAATTTTCGGCGACAAAGTTCATGTTATAAAAAATTACGAAGGCAGATTTATTCGGTCCACTAGTTTAAGCATACCCATGCCCTCTGTGGTAATGTTAACCAAATATCACAAACAACCAACCAAAGCAAAATACACACGCCGCAATGTTTACATAAGAGATGATTATAAATGTCAATATTGCGGTGATTCATTTAGTCATGATGAACTTACATTAGATCATGTTATACCTAAATCAAAAGGTGGCAGACTAGGCTGGACTAACACAGTAGCAGCATGCGGTCCTTGTAATGTTAAAAAAGGCAATAAAATTGTCAAACCAAAGTCTACACCATATAGACCTACATGGCACGAAATTAACAACAATAGCAAGTATTATCCACTAAGTATACCAGATCCTAGCTGGCAAGACTTTATAAATTGGCCCGAAGACCAGCTTAAAATTGTTCCATTAAATATATAGTTAATTTTTTACATAAATAGTTGTATGAGTAATATAATTGGCTATACAACAAAAGACACAAAATCTACTGCAAAAATCCTTGTAGGTTTAGATCTTGCAAAACAAGATCTTGAAAACCATTTTCATATTCGCAAGGGTGAAAAGTGGACAAATCCAGAGTTTGGTAGTAACTTACCTTACTTGGTATTTCAACCTTTAGATGATCTTACTATAAATGAAATAGAAGAAGATGTAATTAATATTGTTAATTACGATCCACGTTTTACGTTAAGTGACTCTACTGTAACTGTAGATCAAGATGCACACTTTGTTTATGTAAGTGCCAATTTAATATATCTCCCTACCAAGACTGCAACAGAGTTGCAACTTAAATTTGATAAAGAGTTTGAAGAAACTCTAGAGTATTAAAATGGCACAAAACACTAGACAAACAAAACTATTTGCGGCCGAAGATTATACAATAGTATATGATAGCTTTATCAATGCAAATTTACAAGCATATGATTTTGATACTATCCGTAGTGCTATGGTTGACTATGTTCGCAACAACTATCCTGAAAATTACAACGACTGGATTGAATCAGCAGAATTTGTTGCACTACTTGATGTAGTTGCACAGTTTGGACACAACCTAGCATTTAGAATTGATCTAAACACACGCAACAACTTTTTAAGCACAAGTGAAAGACAAGAAAGTATATTTAAACTAGCAGAATTTTTAGGCTACACACCAAAAAGAAATGTGCCAGCATTTGGTGAAATGAAAATTGTTAGTGTAAAAACAAACGAAGCAGTTATTGGTAGTGACGGAACAAGTTTAGGTGGTAAAGAATTAAGATTCGAAAACACATCTAATATAAACAACATGGACGACTTTATTACTGTGATGAACGCACTTATGCAAGACAGTAATACATTTGGTAGTCCAGTAAAACAAGCAATCATTGACAACGTAACACATCAGTTTTACAAGTTGAAGAACAATTCTAATCAAATTAAATTTAATCTTGTAGGTAGTGCAGCAGGCACTAGCAGTGTATTCAATACAGTTGGATTAGATATAAATGATAGATCTATTATCGAAGAAGTAACCCCAGATAGAAACAATGCATTTAGCATTGTATACAAAAATGACGGACAAGGCATAACAAGTGCAAGAACAGGATTTTTTGTTGGACTAAAACAAGGTGATTTACAATCTAGAGATTTTCCTATATCAGATCCAATCAGTAACATGAAACTTGATATTGATGTTGAAAATATCAACAACAGTGATGTATGGGTTGCTACTGTAAACGAAGCAGGTGATACTATTGCTAATTGGACCAAAGTAGAAAATGTTTATGGTCAAAATGAAATTTACAATGTTTTACCAGGCACAGAGAGAAATATATTCAGCGTAAAGACACGTGAGAACAATCAAATCAGTGTATGCTTTAGCGATAGTAATTTTGGTAATCTGCCAAAAGGTATTATTAGAGTATGGTTTAGAACAAGTGTAAATCAGACTTATACACTACGTCCAGATGATCTTGGACCTCAAAAAATCACAGTAAACTATATTGGTTCAGATGGTAACCAATATCAAGCAGTGATAGGCTTACAGTTAAAAGCACCAGTTGTGACAGCAACAATAAGCGAAACAGCTAACAGCATCAAAGAAAATGCACCTCGCTTTTACAGCGCACAAGGTAGAATGATTACAGCAAGTGATTATAACAACGTTATCCAAACACAAAGCGAAAATGCACTAAAAATAAAATCTATCAACAGAACACACAGTGGACACAGCAGATTTCATCACACAATGGATCCAACAGGTGCATATACAAGTGTAAACGTATTCAATACAGATGGCAAGTTATATTCATATAATGTTATGAATAGTATATCAACTGCAACAAATGAATCGTCTAGTCAAGTTTACAACAAATATTTAAAAAATATTTTTAACAACAGTGAGTTTTTAAATTTATACTATACTAAGTTTCCGTTTGATGATCTAAAGCCAGCAGGTTATGAAGTAGATACATTTGAATGGGTGCCAACTGGATCAAATAATTTAGGTGCAAACAATGGTTATTTTTTAGAGGGACCTGATTATGTAAAGGTGGGAAGCTCCCAAGCATCGTATACTAAACACATAGAAGTAGGTAGTTTGATTGAGTTTTCTGATGCTAACGGTAGCAATCCTATGTGGGCAAGAGTTGTAAGAATATACAACAACGGACTTGGCATATATGATGTAAATGGCGACCCAACAGGTCTCACTTCGGTAGGCAAAGGTAGTATTGTGCTTGATACTGATATTCCAGCACAAAAATATATTAAGTCTATCTACCCTGCATTTAATAGAGTATTCAGCGATAGAGAAACCCAAATTATATTAAATTTTTTAAAGTCACAGAAAACTTTTGCAATATATTATAATTTTGAACAAACTAGTTGGGAAATATTTGAACCAAATGTAAATGCAGTTAATACTAATCCTTTTGATAGTTATAATACAAGTGAGTTTGCTGAAAACTGGTTAGTTTGGTTAGAGTATAACAATGGCTCATACTCTATAATCACAAGAACAATTAGATTTGAATTTAGTAGTTCTAACATTGAATTTAGCAATATATCAAACGAATACGAACTAGATACTTACACATTAAAAAGAGAAAAAGACACAATTACAATTTTAAATGATCAGTTTGCAGAAGCAGGAACATTTTTTATTAGTGGATACTTTATAGATCAAAATGGTGTATCTAATCCTCACAGAGTAATTGTATCACTCGAAGATTCAAACAATGATGTAAGACCAGATAATCCAAGAGCATTTGATGATATTATAGTGGGTGGTCAAATTGACGTTGACTATGACAACGATGGTGTATTAGATCCAGTGGATGGTAAACAAAACTTAAGATTTGAATGGTCTCATAATCCAGATGAAAATGTTTTAGTAGATCCTAGCTTTACAAATGTTATAGATGTTTTTGTTTTAAGTAGTTCATATGATGCTGAGTTTAAGCAGTATCTATTAGGCAAAAAAGATATTCCTAATCCACCAACTAGCTATCAGTTATCTAAAACATTTGCAGATGTTGCAAATAAAAAAGCAATGAGCGATAGTATTGTTTACAGAAGTGTAACATACAAACCTTTGTTTGGTAATACTGCACAACCACAGTTAAAAGCTAGATTTAGAGTTATTAAACTACAAGGTAGCAATATCACAGACAATGATGTAAAAACTAAAATTATTGAAAAAATTAATGAGTATTTTAAAATTGAAAATTGGGACTTTGGAGAAACATTTTACTTTACAGAACTTGCTGCATTTGTTCACAAAGAGTTAAGTGGGCTAATCAGTAGCTTTGTAATTGTTCCACAAGGAGCAGATAGTGTGTTTGGTGATTTGTTTGAAATCAAACCAATGAGCAGTGAAATGTTTATACCAGATGTAAAAATAGAAGACATTGATATTATCGATGCAATCACAGATACAAATATTAGAGCAGGGCAGTAATAATGGCGGGTAACAAGAAAAGAGCAGGACAGTATCCTAACAGTAAGGTTAGTGCATCTAACTTCTTACCAAAAACATTTCAAAGCGATACTAATAAAGCATGGTTAGATAGCACCTTTGATCAAATGATTAGCAAAGGTAATTTAAAAAATTATCATGGTTATATTGGAAGCACACACGGAAGTGAAAGAAATTTACACGACACATATATTGATATTATTAACAACAACAAAGCAAAACAAATTAGCCAATTACAGCCAGGTATTGTTTTAAAAGACAATGAAAACAAAATTACAAACACACTTGCATTTGATGATGTTGTAAATGCTTTACAAACTAATTTTACAAATTACAATTACGCAAGTGCATATTCAAGTCAAGGTTATGTTTTCAATCCACCTGTAAACATCGACATGCTAGTTAACTATAGTTCTTATTATTGGGCACAAAATTTACCAATCTACACAGCCACTAACACAGGTGCTGCTGTTGATATATTTGATGCAATAGATAATCAAGCAGTTTACGAATTAACAGATGATAACAACACATTCAAACTACACAACGGCATGATTATCAAATTTGAAGGCAGTTGGGGAGCTACTGCTACAAACAATACATATATTGTAACAGGCGTAGGCACAGGAATTAAATTAATCCTGTTCAGAGATACAAATGGCAAAACTATGTATTCTAATCAATACAAAGGTAATATTAGATCAGATGGCTATTGGGATAGAAACGTAGTATATGATGTAGAGTTTAGGACAGAAAGCAAATATGCTGGACAATCTTCATTAGATATGATATCAGCATACAATGCAGACACAGCAGCAGATAAACCAGTATTCTTTGATGGATTTAATTTACTTCGACATGAATCAAACAATGATAAACTTGTAAATAATTTGTATGCAAACTTACCTGATCAAACAGGTGTTTACTATTTAGAAGTAGGTGTTGGAACAGTTACAGCTACAGCTATCACACCAAACAGTAACTTAGGTGAATCATACGATATTGAATCTTGGGACTTTGAACAGGTAATAGAAACAGAACCAGATTATATCGTTATTGCAAAAGATGACAGTAGACAAACAGCTTGGTCAAGAATTAATAACTGGGTGCATATCGATTGTTTAAAAACTTTAAAACAAATTATACCACATATAGATTTGTCACTGTATGCTAATGCTACATATCAAGCAAAAAGAAGTATTATAGAATTTGAAACAAAAATGAATTTGTTTGAAGGTGCAGATTACATTGCAAGCACAGATATGCAATGGCTTGGTCATATTGACTACTA